TCGACCAGAGGCGCAAGCACCACCACACCACCTACCAACACAGGCGGCGGCGGCAAGATGACCAAGGCCGAGATCCTCAAGATCAAGGACATCGGCGAGAGGCAAGCCGCCATCGCAGAAAACCATGAACTGTTCGGATTCTGATTCCGAACGGAAAGGAGAACAAAATGGCGAATGTAGTCACTACTGCTGAAACCAATCTCATCAAGGCGGCTCAGATGGCGAAAGTCCGTGAAGTGGACTTCGTCAATCAGTTCACCCACAATTCCCTCGACAAGCTGATCGAAGTCCTCGGCGTGACCCGGAAGATCCCGATGATGGAAGGTACGACCATGTATGTCTACACCACCAGCGGCACTCTTCAGAGCGGCGCAGTGCCTGAGGGCGAGATCATCCCTCTGTCCCAGTACGCCACGAACAAGACCGCTGTCGGCGAAATCACCCTGAAGAAGTGGCGCAAAGCGGCCTCCGCTGAAGCCATTAAGAAGAGTGGCTATGAAGCGGCCGTCCGTGACACCGATGCGGCTCTGCTCAAGGATGTTCAGGCTGGCATCCGCTCCGACTTTTTCACCCTGCTGAACGGCACGATTACTGGCTCTACCTCTGCCACTGGTGTCGGCCTCCAAGATGCCCTCGCAAAGGCGTGGGGACAGCTTCAGGTCAAGTTCGAGGACGATGCGGCTGAGGCCGTGTATTTCGTCAATCCTCTGGATGCGGCGAACTACCTCGGTGCGGCGGCGATCAGCACCCAGAACACCTTCGGCCTGAACTACATCGAGGACTTCCTCGGCCTCGGCACTGTCATCCTGACGAGCCGTGTCACCGCTGGCACTTTCATCGCCACCGCCAAGGAGAACCTCGTCCTCTACTACCTGACCATGAACGGCGACATTGCCAATGCGTTCCATCTTACCGCTGACGAAACTGGTTATGTCGGCATCAAGTCTGGCTACCAGAACGAGGAGAGAGCGCAGATCGAGTCCCTCGTCATGAGCGGCGTTCAGTTCTTTGTCGAGTACGCCGCTGGCGTGATCAAGGGAACCATCACCGCCGCCTCTACCACTTAATCGGCGCAGATAGAAAGGGGGCGACCGAATGCTGACCGAATTGTGTGCCTATCTGAAGAACTACTTCCTCGTGGACTACCTCCACCCAGAAGAGCGCATCCATTACGGCACTTACACCATCGAGCAAGGGCATTTCGTTGAGTCGCTCTCCTTCCTGTCTGAAGGGCAATACTTCCGAATCGTTGGGTCGCTGTTTAACGATGGTGTTTACTGCCTCGGCAAAGACGAACTCATGGACGAAACTTTCACTGGGGCGATCTGGGCGATGAGCGTACCTCCTGAGGTGAATGCTTTGGCTGATGACATCTCTGCATGGATCGCCGCCAACTCCAAGTCTTTGAGTAGCCCTTATCAATCCGAGTCTTTCGGTGGCTACTCCTACTCCAAGTCGAGCGGCGGCGGTTCGAGCGGAAATCCCTCGGCGGCGTATAGCTGGCAAGACCAGTTTGCCTCACGCCTCGCTCCGTATAGGAGGTTGAGTGTGCTATGAGTAGTCTCTTATCTGATGCGATGGAGTCTTGCATCATGCTCAACAAGGCCGTGGTCGATGACGGATATGGTGGTGAGCGGACAACATGGACAAATGGAGCCATGTTTGATGCCGCCATCGTGTTCGACACATCTGTGGAGGCGAGGATTGCAGAGTCTCAAGGCTCCACCGAGCTTTACACGGTCACAGTCAGGCGCATGAAAAATCTTGAGTACCATGATGTGTTTCGGAGGCTTTCAGATGGTAAGGTTTTCCGGGTCACATCAGATGGTACAGACAAGAAGACCCCGAAGAATGCCGGACTTGATATGCGTGAGGTGAAAGCGGAAGAATTTGTTCCGACAGGGGATGTTGAGTAATGGATAAAGAACAAGCACTCCATCAATTCTGGTCGAGGTTTGGTTGGTCGGCTCGTGACGAGAACACCGTCCCGGACGATGCAATGGAGCGGTTCGGAGGCCACTACATCACCTACGCCCTGTCAACGGCGGCACTCGATGAGAGAGTTCCGCTGTCGGCAAACCTCTGGTGTCGAGACTCTTCGTGGGAAACCATCACCGAAAAGGCCAACGCCATCTCCGAGGCGATTGGCATCGGTGGCATGGTGATTCCGTTCGATGACGGTTACCTCTGGATTTGCAGAGGCGCACCGTTTTCACAACGCCTCGACAGTGGTGATTCAACGATTCGGAGAATCTACATCAATCTGATGGCTGAGTATCTGTCAGCCAACTGAGGAGGAACAACAATGGGTATGTTTACCAAAATTCCCGAAAGCACTTTCCAAGACCTCCAGCTTGATGCTGGTGTCCTGTTGAAAACTTTCGATCCCGATAATGTTGCGGCTCCCGATGATGCTGACATCATCTGCGCCACAACTGGCGGCATCTCCGTGTCCTGTATCGCTGAGTACGAGGACTTCTTCGAGGATGTGGACAATGCGCCGAACAATGTCATGGAGGGCAAAAAGCTGAAAGGCTGGACTTGCACCCTCTCCACGACCAGCCTCGGCACATCTCCCAAACTGATTAGACTCGCCCTCGGTGCGGCTGATGTGAGTGGTGACGCTGTCATTCCTCGCCGTGACCTCGACATCACAAAGGACTTCGCCGACCTCTGGTGGGTGGGCGACAAGGCTGATGGTGGCATGGTAGCCGTCAAGCTGATGAACGCTCTGTCTACTGGCGGTTTCAGCCTCCAGACCACGAAGAACGGCAAGGGTCAGATCAGCATCGAACTGACAGGCCATGTGTCCATCGAGGATCAGGACACCGTTCCGATGGAGTTCTACTCCACAAGCGGATCTTCTGCGACCTCCTACACCTACACGGTCGCCACCAACACCACAGGCAAAAACCCGGCAAACGAGGGTTGGTATGTCCTTGTCGGCGACTCCTATCGTCAAACGAGCGACACCAGCGTTGATTCCAATGTAACCTACTATGTGAGGAGTGCGGCGACCTGATGAAAAAGTTGAGCGAGTTCCGAGGGGAAGAAGCCCTCGATGTGTTGGCTGACATCATTGAGCCAGCCGCCGAGATCATGCAAGACAAGGCGATGGTCACCTTGTTCCGCTCTGGAAACAGGCCGAAGGCCGTGAGTGTTGCACTCAAAAACCACAAGCGGTCGGTGTTGGCTATCATGGCGAGGCTCGATGGGGCCGACCTCGAAACCTACGCACCGAGCGTGTTCGCCCTCCCGATCAAACTGTTGGAGATCTTCAACGACCCCGAACTCGTCAGCCTTTTTACATCGCAGGGTCAGACCGAGGCCCCGACCAATTCTGGCTCTGCATCGGCGAGTACAGAGGCATCTGCCGAGTAAGACCGATTTTGCGGTATGTGAAATCACGACTTGACGAGAACAGGCGTGAGTTCGCATACCGCATTTTTGTCTCGGATTGCCTCGGACATTTGGTCGGAGCGAAGAATCGCTACTATGACATGATCACGGACAAGCCTGTCGAAACTCGGACGGCTGACGAGATCATTGGCAACATCAGCAAGAAACTCGCAAAGATTGGAGGCGAGTAAATGGACTTATTCGATCTGAGCGCAAAACTCTCGCTCAACTCTGAAGATTTTGAAAAGGGAATCTCTGGCGCACTCAAAACTGTCGGAAAGTTTGGAGGTGCGCTAAAGACAGGAGTCAAGACGGCGGCGAAGGTCGGTGCGGCGGCTATCACTGCTGTTGGAACCGCCACTGTTGGCGTGTCGAAAACCCTTGTAGATGGAACGAAAGAGGTTGCGGCCTATGGTGACACCATCGACAAGGCATCTCAGAAGCTAGGCATCTCGGCTGAGTCCTATCAGGAGTGGGATGCGATCTTGCAACACAGCGGAACCTCGGTCGGTGCGCTGACAGGCGTTGTTCGCAACATGGACAACGTATTCGGCAAGGCGACCACGGTCATCGGAGACACCGCCGCCGCCGAAGCCGAACTTGAGGCCAAACTTGAGTCTGGCGAGATCACCCTTGACGAGTACAACGAGCAATATGATGCCCTCTATGATGGGGCATACAAGAACATCGGCGCACTGTCCGACCTCGGCTTTTCGATGGAGGAAATCGAGGAACTGTCTGGCGACAACGACAAGGCCCTGAAGGAGGTCATCAAGCGGCTCCAACAGATGCCTGATGGGGCAAAGAAGTCCGCACTGGCGCAAGACCTCCTTGGACGATCTGCGCTTGAAATGGGCGCACTGCTCAACACCTCCGCAGAGGACACCGAGGCGATGAGGCAGAAGGTTCACGAACTCGGTGGAGTCTTGTCTGATGATGCTGTGAAGTCTGCGGCGGCATTTCAGGATTCGTTGCAAGACCTTCAAACGGCGTTTAGTGGCGCAAAGAATAGTTTGATGTCCAACTTTATGCCGTCCATCACGACCGTCATGGATGGTCTGACGGCTCTGCTTTCTGGTGATGAGAGTGGAATCGGTCAGATCAGCAATGGCATCAACGATCTGGTGACCAACATCTCTGAGCAACTGCCAAGAGTGATTCCGCTTATCACTGGCCTTCTTGAGAATGTTGCCGTAGTCATCGCCGAGAATGTCGGAACAATCGTAGATGCCGCACTGAACATCATAACCTCTGTCATTGAAGCGTTGGTTCCTGTTCTCCCAGACATCATTACCACGACCGTTGATGTGCTGATGGACAACCTACCGACATTGTTGGACGGAGCGATTCAACTGTTCATGGCATTGGTGACGGCTATTCCCGAAATTCTTCCAGCTTTGGTCGATGTCTTGCCGACAGTAGTTGAAACTGTACTCAATAACCTCGCCGAACCTCTGCAAGAGTTGTTCCGTGCGACTTGGAAGACCATAGTCTCTGTGTTCTCCATCGCTTGGGACGGCATTAAGAGAGTCTGGGGTGTCGTTGCGAACTGGTTCAACCAGACTATTGTGCAACCGATTTCAAACTTCTTCGGCAACCTCTGGAAAAACATCGGAAATGCGGCGACAAATGCGTGGAACACGCTCAAAAACGGCGCAAGAGCGGCTTGGGACGGTATCAAGTCAATCTTCACCGCAATTCCGAACTGGTTCA